CCATGAAAAGTAAAGATAACAGAGTATCCTTGCTGAACAGTGATGACTCCATGATATATCTTGCAATGACCATTGTATACAGTGGAGTCACAAACAAAGATGTCGATTTTTTCCGTTCTGAATGGGCCAAAATCATTTTCAACGGTCTCGGCCTTGAAGCAGACCCCCTCGACTGGTATTATAAGATCATGAATAGAAAGGAGCGGATGAAGCATGGCAGTAGGCGCAGCTAAAGCAAGCGCAACCCTCAAATACAGCTCCGAGCTGTACACTCCCTATGCCTTGGAGTCTTGGCCTGATAATCAGATGCGCAAAGAGTATTCCCGACTACGTGACATTGCACAAAAACGTATTAAGCGCTTATCAAAAGACCCCATCAGCGGCACCAGCGATGTTTATAAAGAATTTGCCGGGGGGTTCCCAACTCTAAAGGCGATGCGAGGAGACCGCAAAGCATTGGAACAGGCCCTAGCGGATGTAGCGCGTTTTGTGCGCGCCAAAGGCTCCACCGTTGGCGGTGCGAGGGCCGAATTCAAACAAAAAATGAAGGTTGGCGGCATTGACATTGCCGACGTGCCCGAAGATCAATATACGGTCCTGTCTGAATGGTGGGAGATCGTGAAGGCGTCGGGCGTGTACTATTATCCGTCCGATCAGCCTGTCATGTACTGGCGCGAGAAAGGCGGCTACAATGTCAGTATTGACGATTTTGTAAAGTGGCAGCAAGGTGAGGTTAACTATGGCACAGACTGGGACTATAGCGAGGGGAGCAGCTCTGCCGACATGCGCGGAGGTTTTGGAGGAGGCTTGTAATTATAATCCCGTTCCATGGCTCATGGAGCATCTTGACAGGAAGCACACAAAAGGCAAGAAGCGCAAAACGAACAAGAAACGTTTGTATGTGGATATGCCTTGTGCGTTTGATATTGAGACAAGCCGTGTGTGTGTTGATGCCGACGACAACCCCCATACCATTATGTATATCTGGCAATGCCAGCTAGGTTTGGATATGACCATTATCGGCAGGACGTGGGACGAATGGTTGAACTTTACGGGGGCAATCAGCGATTACTTGCAAGCCAACAGCGGCCCTCAAGGTGACTGGTATCTGTGCATGTACGTCCATAATCTTGCCCATGAATTCCAATATTTGTCGGGTGTTCTGGATTTCGGCCCGGGCGATGTGTTCGCCAGCAAGCCCCGCAGGGTTTTAAAATGCGACAACCGAGCTATCGAGTACCGATGCAGTATGCGCCACAGCAATTTGTCACTTGATGCTTGGGGCAAGCAGCTGGGTGCCCCACATGCTAAATTAACGGGCGCTCTCGATTATTCAAAAGTGCGGTATCCTTGGACTCCGCTGACATCTACAGAATTAGCGTATTGTATCAATGATGTTCGGTGTATTGTAGAGTGTTTGTTAATTGAGATGAAGCGAGACGGCGACGACCTCTATACGCTGCCGTTAACTCGTACAGGGTACGTCAGACGAATGGCCCGCGAAGCTATGTACAAATGGGGCATTAAAAAGGTCAAGCGCCTATTGCCGTCGTGGGAACTATACCAGCTGCTGCGGGAGGCCTTCCGAGGTGGTGATACTCACGCCAACCGCTATTATGTGGGTCTGCACCTAGAAAACGTCGGTTCCGTGGATATGTCGAGCGCGTACCCCTCCGTACAATGTGAATGTTATTTTCCTATGACTCCATTTAGGCAGGAGCCGGCCACTGTTAACCGGCTGATGCAATGTATGAGACACGGCAAGGCGTGCTTAATTCGCTTGCAAGTAAAAGGTCTACGCCAGCGCTTTAAGTGGTGGGGGTTCCCGTATATCCCCCTGGCGAAGGTCCGGCACTGTGAGGGATACATAAACGACAATGGCCGTTTGCTGTCTGCCGATCATTTTGAAATCACCATTACAGATATAGATTTTAGAATCATTGCCAATGAATATGATTGGGACGCTCTCAACGTCTTGGACCTTTATACTTCTGATTATGGCAAACTGCCAAAGCCCTTAACAGATTGCATTAAAGAAAGCTACACCGGCAAAACATTCCTTAAAGGTGTAGCCGGTCAAGATTTGTATTATGTCAAAGCCAAGGGCGATCTGAACAGCTATTATGGTATGACCGCACAAGACCCCCTACAGCTGGACACACTTTTTGACGAGGACGACCCCGACAATCTTTGGAGCGAGTGTACCGACGACCCAGAGGGCAGTTATAATGACCACCGCCCCCATCTGTTTTTGCCCTACCAATGGGGAGTATGGACTACTGCCCACACTCGCAAGCGCCTTAAAATAGCGCAGTGGGCCGCGGGCAAGAATGGCGTGTACTGCGACACCGACAGTGTCAAATATATGGGCAATATTGATTTGTCGGACTTTAACAAAGCCGTAAAGCAGCTCGCAAAAGACAATGGCGCTTGTGCCACTGACCCCAAAGGCAACACTCATTATATGGGCGTGTATGAGCAGGAGCGCAGTTATGCGGAGTTCATGACGTGGGGCGCTAAAAAATACGCGACTACTTATAAAAAAGGCGGGCCAATCATTACCACTATAGCAGGAGTCAGCAAGCGGAAAGGCGGTTTTGAGCTGGCCCTGTGGGGTGGTTTTGAGGTATTCAAGCCCGGGTTTACTTTTTGTTTGGCGGCTGGAAATCAGGTTATTTATAATGATCGTCCAAATGTGCCCGATTTTGTGGTTGACGGGCATACGGTGCATATAACAAGAAACTTGTGTATTTGTGATAATACCTATACGTTGGGAATAACCGACGAATACGCAAAGATACTAGGGTATAAGATTATGGAGGTTATCTGATGATTAAACTGTACACCGACGATGGATGGCCGAACTTTTCCGAAACGGACGGCATTTTGTCAACAGGGGCATCTATTATTTTTATTTGGGGCGGACGTGGTACCGGCAAGACCTATGGAGCGCTAAAGCACGTCCACCAGACCGGGGAGGAATTTCTGTATTTGCGCCGTACACCGCAGCAGGCGGAACTTATATGCGCCTCACCCAGCATGTGGCCATGGTCTCCATTGAACGACGATTTGCAAACACATTATGCCCCGTTTAAAATACCTAAAATTGCGGGACTGTATGAAGTGGGCAACGCTGGAGCCTACACTGATACAGGCACTCCTATTAAGCCGGCACTAATGGCGGGCGTCGTGGGAAGCGTTGTCACCCTTGCCCGCACCCGTGGTTTTTCAAGTCCCCATACCAATATAATCATTTTGGATGAATACCAGAAAGAAGAGTCCGATTACTACCGGCGCGGCGAGGGTGTGGGCCTTGCCAACATTTATGAAACGGTCAACCGCAATAGAGAACTGAAAGGGCAAAAGCCCCTGACGCTGTTGTGTATGTCAAATGCTGTGGGCATGGCCAACCCCTATTATATGCAATGGGAAATTACAGACACGGTTGAAAAGATGATCGGCAAGAAAGAGCGCGTCAAGCTGTTGGCCGACAAGGGCATTCTGTTGATTGATCTTGTGGACAGCCCCATCGCAAAGGAAAAAGCAAATACGGCCCTCTATAGGTCCATGACCGGCACAGATTTTTATAGGTCTGCTATTGAAAACCAGTACAGTGCAGAAGAAAAGAGTTTGGTTGTGTCTCGGCCCTTGCGTGAATACTATCCGCTTGTACAAATTGGCCGGTGCTGCATCTATGAGCACAAGAGCAAGCCACTATACTATGTATGCCGGCACAGGTCTGGCGAGATGCCCACCTATGGCACCGGCGACTATGAGCGGAAACGTTTTAGGGCCGCGTATGGGTACATCTGGCCCGCCTACTTGCAGCGGCAACTTGAATTTGAGCGTTACTCGGATGAAATTTTCTTCCGTGAGTATTGCGGTACTTGACTTTTTTACACAGCTGATATATACTAAAGATAATCCCCGGTGCCCACAGGCAGCCCCCAGAAGGGGCGGGCATGCGTCAGCCAGCGCAAGAACCGGGGATTTATTTGTATCTGTAAGGAGGTGCACAAAATGGATGCTAATACTGTGATTCAGGCTATTTCTACCGTGGGTTTTCCTATCGCTGCCTTTCTGCTGATGTGGTATCAGTGCAATACCGTGGTCAAGGAGAATACCTCGGCTATTACCGAAATGCGGCTCGCTCTGGACGATATTAAGAAGGGGAGCTGACTTATGGGGTGCTATATCATTTTTGCCCAGTCGATCACAAACGAACGCGCGTTCCTGCTGGCTGATTTGTGCGCTCGTTTGAGTATCGGCTATTATAGCGACTGGGCAGACGTTGCTCACACGCGGCAGTGCTGCGCAGTGGGCCCCGTCACCAAAGGAGACAAAGACCAGGTCATTAAATGCCTGGCGCATGACACATACGTTGTGATGGAGGCGACTAAAGTTGAAAATCAGTGAAAAAGCAGCCCTTGCTATGGCCGGATACACCAAAGCAGAGATCGAAGCTATGGAGAAGCCGCAGCCCGTGCCGCAGCCCGTTCCGCAGCCCGTTCCGCAGCCCGTGCCGCAGCCCGTGCCGCAGCCTGTGGCGCAGTACGATGGCCTTGAGACCCTGCTGCAGCAGCTTTTGCAGGGTCAGCAGACTACCGCGCAAGCAATGCAGACCATGACACAGACGTTGCAAGCGAACGCGCTGGGCCTTGGCATCCAGCAGCAGCCGACGGCAGATGCTGCCACTGTGACGGCCCGAATTATCGACCCGACCTATGGAACGGAGGTAAAGTAATATGCCGCTTGGTATGGATTTTGCGGATATTGCCGCAATTTTGACCGAGATCAACAAAATGGCCACGGGCCATAAACCTACGACTCCCATCGTGGACACGTCCAGTTTCGTTTCTGTGGCGCAGGCCACGTTGCTGACCGGTCCCGACAACTACACCAAAGCGATCAGTCAGGTGCTGGGCCGTACCATTTTTGCCGTGCGCCCCTACGACGCACCGCTCAAGCGCTTGCAGGTCACGGGCGACGACTGGTCGAACCATGTGCGGAAGATCAATTTCATCGACAGCGCCCCCGTCACTGACATGGCGTGGGCGCTGAAGGACGGCG